AGTTACTCAGATAATATCTTCTGAAACATATCATCAATATTGTCCATGATAAAATGTCGTTTTGTTGCCAATGAATTTTTACCAAAAGTCCCTTCAACTAAATCCAGATAAAAAGTAAAATTACCATCTTCTCCCATAAAGAATTCGCTCCACTCTTCTTCAGTTAAAAGTCTTTTTACATTTAATTGCTCCAATGCCAAATTATCAAAACTTACTACCTCAAATTTAGGGATAATACTTTCGAGATTTTCATAAAGCCAATGCTGCTTATCTGCAATATTATTCTTTTCAGTCTCATAATACTCATTGCCTCGTCTCAAATTTTTATATCCTAAAATAAGCATTTTCAAGCCATTATCTGCCAACATTTCAATATCTGACTTAATCAGTATTCCGTTAATTGTATGTATAACGGCATTTGGATACTGTTTTACAAGATCTATAAACTTCTTAGTTGGTTTAACAAGTGACACGCCTAATCCATAAATTAATCCATTGTCAACTAAATTACGAATCATATTTTGACATTTTTCAAAATGAATTTGATTTACTGTAAGATTAACAATCACTTTATTCTTTTTGAGTTTTGTAAGAAATGGAATTAAATCTGGATGAGTCATGTCATTACCATTAATTGCAAGCTCTGTATATGGATGTAATGTGTCAAGAAATTTATAATTTAAAATATCTCCATGTTTACCATTTGGAGTACAACCTTCATAACACCACTGGCATCCACCATCGCATTTATCAGTAATTTTGCAATCACAATTCTCTGCAAAAGATGGAATAAATTCATCTTCGTTTGTTTCTCTGATTTTCGTTCCATCTGATAGAAAAGTCACAAAATAATTTCCATTCTTATATCTTCCTAATAATTCCATTCTTAAAATCCTCCTAATTAATTGTAACCGTAATATCCAAATGCATATACAGTCTCGCCATTTGCTCCTGTATAAGATTCTTCAAAAGTCTCATACTCTTCAGAAACATTGTTCCAATATTCTTCAGAAGTACAATAATCTGATTCTTCTAAAACACGATTAAATTCATCGTCATTATTCCAATCTACACCAAGATATTTCGGTTCTTTTGTTCTCCAATTCACTGCTTGTTTGAATTTTTCAATCATTTCTTCTTTTGTGTACAGTTTGTGAGAACCCCATCTTTCTATATACATATTCCCCTTTTCAAACTCATCGTATTCTTTTTCGCTACACATCGTTATCGAATGTGTGCTTGATGAGTTAGTTTCAAATACTCCACGTCTAATCTGCTTTTTCATATCATTAATTTCCTTTCATATAAACTTCATAATTATCGAATTCTGGTTTTAAACCACCGTAATTTGTATAAGTACCCCAACTTGTTTCTTCTTCACCTTCGTTGACATACATTCTGTCACTAAATCCATCTGAATTATCATTACCTGTAATAATGACCGAATTGCCAAACAAGTATCTAAATAGTTTATCTGAATCCGATAATACATCATTGACAAAATCTTTTGTTTCACATGGATGATCAATGTAACCATCAATATCATAATAATATCTAGTTTTACCACCATGTTCCCATGATTTTACTTTTAGTTCTGGAAGAGTATATTCAATATTATTACTATCTAAAATATCCTTTAACTTCTGTAAATTTTCATCCGCCTCATCTTTATCAAAACTTAAAATCGCAGTAATTAAATATGAAGCCTTATTATATAAACTACCATATTCATCATTTTCCCAACCAAATTCGCCAATTTCAAAATCAATATGACTAAAGGAATTATGTCTATACTCACTTTTTGTAATACAAATTGCATGTGTACTACTTGAATTAGTTTCAAAAGTACCTCTTCTAATCTGTCTCTTCATTTTTTCTTACCTCCTTGCTTTAATATTCTCTCTTTGTTACCAAAAGAAACCTGAAATTACTTACAACTCCTAAGTTCAACACTGTAGTCATCCTTAACATCAATAGTGACTTCTCTCTGAAATTTTCCTTCCTTATCATAGAGGGATAAATAATATCTGTTACCACGCTGCTCTAAGTCAAGATTCTCATTCTCAAATAATAATACTCGTCTCTGCCTCTGCATTGGTTTATTCTCTACCTTCAAGTTATTTATTGCTTCTTTTGAACCGACAAAGATTGGTGATTTTAATTCTTCAAGAATACAGCTAATATCATCGTCCAGCCGATCATCATCTTTTGTATGTCTATCAACTGCTTTGATTACGTCTTCCTCAAATAATAATCTGTTTGCCACTTTTAATATTCTCCTTTCCACTCACCTAATTCATAGAAATCGTTTATTTGATCATCCAACTTTCTAACCTGCTTTCTCAGCTCACAATCTTCTTTCTTACTATCTGTTCTCTGACACTTCTTCCATAATTCTTCACGCTGCTTAGTCAGTTCATTGTACTTACCAGACACATCAATCTCTTTTACAACTGAAATCCCAATCTTCTCTCCACAGTGAGGGCAGAGCCGAATAGGATAATTGTCAGTCTGTTCCCATTCATCTTCGTATGATGTAATAACTTCTGTATGAGAAGTACAGAAATGAGGAATAGAAATACCTTCATCTTTATATTCTCCACCAATGTCGTTTATATCTTCACCTGTAAATACAATAGCTTTATCATTCTGAATTTCATCGCAACAATATATAAATGGTTTATACTTATATGAGTGAGTATCATTGAATTTTAATTTGATTAATTTTATCTTCATCTCTTTATTCTCCTAACAAAATTCATTCCACCAATCAAAAATTTTATGGATGTGCCGATAACCATTATGCAACTCACCTTTATATCTGCGTATTTTCCT